AAACACGCATATTATCGATATCTCCGACATAGCCGGTACGGATGACGGCTGCATCTTTTGTAAAACGCGGATCTTTCAGAAGTAATCCATAGTACCATGGTGGAATGACCAAGAAGCGATCCGTTTCGGGAACATCATTCTCATCAAGAATAACGCCAAGATCGACCAAATAATCATATGCAGAATCGACTGCCGGAGTCACTGGAGTAGACGCGGTTCCAATCACATTTTCGGCGTTAACCTCTGTGTAGAATCCTGCAATAAACTGATCGACTACATCAGCCAATCCATAGGATGCTTCTACAATCCCGCCATCGAGTAGATTGACGTTGGCTTGAGCGGCATCGATATCATTGACGGAGAAGTTAAAATACTTGGCTTGATCAATGAGCAGATTGGTTTGAGAGGAATCCAGTTCCTGTGGATCACCTATTCCTGCCACTTTATCATAGTTGCCAATCGTTACAGAACCGATGGTATTAATCTTGACCGTAGAACCTTGGCCTTTGATTTCGCCTTCATAATCGGTATTGACGACATTGCCGTAAATGAGATTCTTCTTGAAACTTTCATTGAGCCGTGCGCTCCAGATCGTAGGAATGAAATTTGTAACTGACATATGAATTCACCGTATCCTTTTCGTTTATTTGTTTTGTAACGCTTGTTTGACTTGATCCCAATTTTTGTTGATCTCAGCTTGGGACATTCCCTTAATGGCTTCCAGCGTAAACGTCTTACCTTTAGAATCAGTAGGGGGCGTATAGCCGTCACCTTTGAGCCGTTGTTCGACTTGTTGTTGAACCGCCAATTGTAATGATTGTTCAAGTACAGTCAGATTGGCAGTCGTTGTATCCTCGTCTGCACCAATAAAAAAATCCACCAACGAGAGTGGAAGTTTCTTTTCACTGGCTATTTTGATGGCTTGGCTGGTTAAGCGTTCACGCTGCTTTTCCAGCTTCATATTCTCGACTTCAGCCCGGAGCTTCTCCATCTCTATTTCTTTCTCATCCTTGTCGGGGAATCGTTTCTTGATCTCCGCATCGAGCAAGCTTTCCAGATGATTCGCTTTCCACGTATCCAGCGATTTTGCGGATCGCTTATCTACGGTGCTATCGAACCAGCTTTTAGCATCTTTGTTCGCTAGGATGAATTGCTCGATACCTTCAACGCTAATTGGATTCAAGCCCTGAAGATAGGATTGCAGTTCCTCGCTTTGTTTGTTGTCCTCGATAAATTGTTTAACCTCATGAATGTTCATTTTCATTAATCTCCTTTGTAGCCCATTCGACTCCTTGGAACCGAACACGCATTATGATTTTTGATGCAGTTTAACGTCTTACTCAGGACAATGATGTAACGCATTAGAAATTGTAAAAATGGGGAAAAGGTATAAACCCTTACCTCGTCATTTTTGACTATGATAACCCATTAATTTATATGGCTTTTTGAGACCTCTAAAGCGTAACATTAGGGTCGATTTGTCTCATGCGATTCGCCTCAAATTTATAACTTGAAGGAGTAGCCATATCATCGACTTAAAATACAATGATGTTACGCATTAGAAAACGAAAAAACGAGGAAAAGGTACAACATACCACCCCCTCATTTTTGCCTGATTTTTATCCTTGATTTATAAGGCTTTTTGACACCTCTAAAGCGTAACATCAAGGCTGTCTTTGTCTCATTTCCCGCATCCTTAATTTCGACTTCTCTTTCCGGTTCCTTTGCTTGCACTTTTCACAGTAAGATTGCCGATTGGAATTAGCCGAGAACGTATCACCGCATTTCTGACAGATTACTTTTGGTTTAGCTGCCTTTATTTCAACGTCCATATTCCGTTCCGATTTATAATCGAGTTCCAGCTTCTCATCGGTTGGCAGTACTCCATCTTCAAAATATCGACAGCAGGGGAGAGGAGCATCCTGTTTGAAAAATACGCAGGAACCATCCCGCAAACAGCAATAATTCGAGATGCCATGCTTATCACCGAGATAGGAAGCACAGCTATTTTTGACGAGTTGTTTGATTTTATTTTTATTGTGCATTCATTGACCCTCTAGTGTTATTAACCAAACGTTGTTGTTCAGCATGAAATTTATTCAGTTCTAGTTTCGGATTCTCCACGAACGGCAGCAGAGTGAGCAGCGTTTCCTGTGACACTACATCTTGCAGCTTCACTATCACATCGGCCAATCCCGGCAAGTCAGTCGGGAGATTACGGGTAAACTTCACGGCAATATCTCGATAGTCATATTGAATGCCTTCTTTAATTTGCAGGAAGGTGAAGAAATTTTTTAGTCGCTGTTTGATCGTTTTCTCCATCAATGCTTCTCGCATCGCCACCCGATTCTCCAAGTTGAGCAGTTTGTTGCGGAGGGCAAGGGAGGACGTATTGCTTGCCCAATTTTCGTTGAAATTCACCTGATCCATCATGTCGAAGATTTTACGTTCGATGTTGTCCAATTCGTTCTTCACAAACGAGTCATTGATCTCCTTGGTCAGCCAGCTTACTTTACCGCCAGTCGGAACTTGAATAATGCCCATCTGCTTCATGTTCATCAAATCATCGGGTTCCAGCCTCGCGTTCTCGATGACCAAATAGGCGTTACGATGATCTGCGATTTCATTGACCAAATCTGAATTCAGTGCATTATAGGCATCAAATAAAGAAATCACATCTTGGAAGCCGCTTTTCCTCTCCGTATTAGCAGGACAGGGGATAAGCGGTACTCTTCCGAAGATGTGATTGTGTTTGCCGATGAAATGGAACCCAGATGACGGATGGTTATTACTACCGTAGAGTTCGTAATGCAGAATCTCCTTATCGGTATATACGTCCAAGTAAACTTTATCATCGAACTTGCGGGTGAATTTATGCAATCCAAGCAGTATATTTCGATCTGCTGTGCCATCTTCCAGCACATACGCATTTAGCGGAGACAATACCGTTGCCGAAAACTGACCGTCAGCATCGACATAGTTCAGTTCGTAGCTCTCACCGAAGATTTCGCTCTGTTTCCGCAGATTGATGTTATGCTCCTTATCCCAGTGAGACATGTACAGGTCGATCTTGTGAATCGCATCCTCTTTATCCGACTTGGACACATAGTTGACCGGCTTTCCTAAGATGTAGCCCACTTCATTGTCCACGAATTTACGAGGGAAATTGAAGATGAGCTTTCGATTGCTACGGCTGTCCTGCATAGCGTAATCCTTTAAGATGGCATGTTGACCATTGTAGTAGTCGAAGTATTTCTGCTTGGTTAATGCGGTTTGATTGAGTTCGTTCAGGCACTCCTGAATCAGTGTTTCTGTAATTTGCAAATGGTCACTTCCTATCAGAATAATAAATTTCGATCATAAAACTTCAGACTCTTCACAGCCTGTATCAATTGAACGGCTCCATATAGACTGTCGGGAGCATCGTCATATTTGCAGTTTCGGTTGTAGTCCTTCACCTGATTGTTGTAACGGATGTTATCTGCATTGAACAGGATGTGTCCCTTCTTAACATCCGGCTCCAAGCTAATGATCCGTTCATGTTTCTGCCCCTTGGAATTTACGCTCTCAACAGGTGTATGAATTTTCGCCTTCCACAACGCTTCCTCGAATTTTTGCTTCATATAAGACTGTGCCTGATTTACTTCGAAGCCGATTTTATCGATAGGGTAGGTGGTTAACTTTTCAACCGCAACTTGGAACAAGTCATCCGGCAGCAGTTTATACACATTACCGTCAATCACATAAATCTGCTTCGTCTTGCGGTGTTGACCAATTATGGAGATCGCGGAGTAGTCGTTCTTCTTACCGGCTTTGATGGCAGGGTCGACGTACATGGCGATTTCCATCTCTTCAAACTCGGGCAGACGCTCCCAATACATGATGTTCTGGAAGATGTAATCATCGGTTGAGCGTGGATCGTTCTGAAGCTCCTTGAAAAATGAGTGGACTCCCATCGCTTGCTTCTTGCACATCAGATAGAAGTAGTCTAGGTATTCCGGCCAGAGTATTTCTGTTCCATCAAGCATGTCATCCTTATGGGCATGAAAAAAGGACAGAGCCGAATTGACCCTGTCCTCGTCCTGCAAATTGTTATATTTGGCTTCCCATTGACTCCATAAATCATCTCGATCCGAAAATTGAATCACAGCCGACTTGCGTATGCTTCTTACACCGGAAATTTTACCTTTGAGCAAATCAGCCATAAGGTCTTCTTCATTCAGGATGGTGCCGCAGATGAGAATGTTCGTATCCCGAGTGCCAATGGGGAGGATGACATCCGTAAACGTGTTTTTGATCTGTTCGCGTTTGGCTTCGGAGCGAGCGGTATCCTCTTTGAGCAAATCATCCATCAAAACGAGAGTAGGGCGATGGTGCTTATAGTGGATGCCACGAAGGGAACCGTCAATGCCACGAATCATGATACAGGAGTCTAGGCCACTTTTACTTCGCAGCCAGATCTCGTTATTATTCCAGCGGCTACCCTTGCGGATGCCAAAGTCCTCAATCAGCATCGCGTTCGTTTCAAGCTCATCTTTGATCATGTCCAGAAAGGGGAGAGCAATCTGTTCCGTTGCCGATATGATGAGCGTAAATTGAGATTTATCATATAAGGTCGAATATAGCGGAAATAAAAAAGAACTGATCGTGGACTTTCCATGCTCCCGAGGGAGACCGAAAGCCGTGATCAGTCCAGTATGGGCAAGCATATGTTTTAACTCTGCGAATAGTTGACGGTGAAACTGTCCGAATTGTCGGTCGAAATATTTCGGGAAGTAGCATAGCGCGAAAAACTCGATGTCCATTTCGCCGATTAATTTGCGAAGCTCGGAGAAGGAGAAGGCTTCGACCAGTTGCTTGACTTTCGGTGGTTTGAAGTGTTTCTCCATATATTGTTTTAGTAATGCGTTCTGGCGTTGTTGTTCTTGATTTATCGATTCAATTGTTCCGGCTCCTTTCAAGTGTTACATATATTTTCATTTCTTAAATGCTCATTTAATGTAATGCTAATTTGCTGAATGAGATGTAGTAGTTGTTCAAAGTCTCGAGCAGTAAAGTCGTGAGCCCATTTGATTGGATAGTTTTTTTCGTTGTAATCGAAACCCTGTATTTGAATGTCATACTGTTCTTTAAAAAAATCTACAGAATAATTAGATGGTACTAAACTTCTGTGTTTAGCGACATTCACAAAGCCATTTAAATATCTGAATTCATTTGAAAACTGGCAATTTTCCAACTTCTCAACCATTCTCGGTTCAATATCTCCTCTTTTTAACATATCACACACCTTGTAAAGATTAATGTCTCTTTCGTTCTTGATAGAACTGTCCAGTTTAAAAGAGTATAGTAGGACATGCGCCAAAATATCTGCGATTGAATGTAGTGATTGTGCAAATGAAATGATATGGGCCTCTGCTTTAAAACAAGCTTCATCAAACAGTTTTCCTTCAGTTGTTCGAGCTGCTTGATGCAAAACCTTTCCAACTGCCTGTACAACAGGGGGGAGGTCATCACTAAAAGTCTGTTTCATTGTTTCTCTATACTCTTCAACATGATATTTACAAATATTTATTTTCCATATGATTGCCTTTAAAGATGAATTCAATTTCTCTATCTTATCTTGAGAAAGATGATTTTTAATTAATCCGCGAAATTCAGTTATATTCCAAGATGATTTTTGCATCAGAGACCCCACACCTATTCATTATTTCATCGTAAAATCACCGCAAAAATTTCTGCACCCTCTGCTGGCGGCTCCATGTTCACAGTTAGAAGCCCCCCTACCCATTGAACAACGAAAAGAGCGGCTCATCACCACTCAATATTCGCCAATGCCATTTCCATATCCTGCTGTGTCGTCAAAGTGTATATATTCGTCGTTGATACGTTATCGTGTCCAAGGATTTGTTGGATGGTCGTCAGCGGAGTTGTTTTGACTAGTCGATATCCCAGAGTATGCCTGAGCATATGGGGAGTCACTTTAACGTTTACCCGATCACCATACTTGTTCAGTATAATGTTGATCGCATTCCGTTCCAAAGCGCCGCGCTGTCCCATGAATAGATATTCGGATTCGTTTTGTGCCCTAGCTTCCAAGTATTTCGTTATCGCCTTCCGAACATCCTTATTGATAGGAAGTGTTCGTTGGGCATTCCCTTTACCGAGTATCCGCAATAATCCTTTGCGCTCACTGATCTCGATATCCTGAAGTCGGATGCCTACCAGTTCACTTACTCGTATGCCGGTTCCTATCAGAATCTCGATCATCGCTATATGCATGCGATTGCCGTGACGGTGGATTTCGTTCCGCAGCTTCCATAAATCCTTGTCTTCAAGCCCTTTATACTGCCGAACATCCCGATTACGCACGGCTTCGATTCGTATTTCTTCATTAATATAGCCTTGTTTCAGCATCCATCGGAAGAATACGTTCAAACTAGCGAGCTTTCGGTTGATAGAAACGATGGACATATTGCTGGCTTGCAGATACTTCTTGTACTCTACACCGTCTAACTCAATCAACTTGTCCAATCCATACTCGCTCTTGCCCCGATACCAAGCCACAAACTGCACCACATCCCGGATATAGCAGGAAATCGTGTTCCCGCTGCGGTCTTTGCTGCGTAAATGCGCCTCAAACGCCCGAATATACGGCATATCGCCCCCACCTTTCGCTTCGTTGTGTCACATGTTAGCGTGGGGTGGGGGAGACAGTCAAGCAGATACATAACCTCTTTTATGCAATCAGAATAGGCGATTTCAAGCCTGTTCTGGCAAGGATTCTGGCGGTTATCTATCGAATTAGTGACGACATAACCTTATAGAGCATCGTCTTCCGGCTCCTCAAATCCATCCTCTACCATGAGCGATTCCTCAAGTATTTCGTGTTCAGCGTCGATAGCGTCGGCTTCGATCATATCAAGGAATAACTGCTTGCGTTGCTGCTCCAGAGCTTTCGTATCGACGATAATCTCGCGGCGGTCGTTCCATTCATTCGGGGCGCGATTCTTCAGGAAGAAAATCATGGCTGTGGGGTTAGGGGGCTGATGGCGTTTGACTTTTTCAATTCGAGTACGCTTCTTGCCGTTTTTGTCTTCTTCAACGATAGTCTTGATTTCTTCGTACTCGTAACCCATCGCTGCCTTCAAAAGTGAATTTTCCACGCGATGAATGGTAACAGACTTGCTCCAATTTACAAGCTCAGCGAAGATGGAATGCTTATTGGCATACTCATACCAAGAGGCTGGAGCGATATCGAGTTTCTCGCACATCTGTTCATTTGTTAGACCTTCTTGGCACCATTTCTGAATCTCCGAAAATCTCGGCAATACATGAGTTTCAAACTTTGAAGGTCGTTCCATTGCCTTTGCAAGTTCAGGATGAATCTTTTCATAATCGTATAATGAAGTAACGTGTACATTTAAACGAGCGGCAATCTCCTCATCAATGATGCCCTCCCTGATCCATTGCTTGATATCATCCAATCGCGGTTCCACGTTCAATTCATACTTGGTCGGTTTCTTTGGTTTATTGGTCTTGTTCATTCACCTCACCGCCAATAACTTCTCGATAACCATACCTCGCGCCTTCCCGAATCAAATAAACTTCACGATCTCCACCAACATGCTCGATATACCGTTTAACAATGACATCCGCATATTTCGGGTCAAGCTCCATCGTAAAGCAGATTCGATCTGTCTCTTCACAAGCAATCAGTGTTGAACCTGAACCACCAAATGGATCGAGAACAATATCGTAAATTTTGCTTGAGTTTTTGATGGGGTAGGAGATAAGCGGAATGGGTTTCATGGTCGGATGGTATTCATTCCGGAATGGGCGATCAAATTGCCAGAGGGTCGTTTGCTTCCTGTCTGAATTCCAATAGTGTACGGCAGTTGGCTTCCATCCGTAAAGGATTGGCTCATGCATGTAGTGATAATCACTGTGTCCGAGCACCATTGAATGTTTGGCCCAGATGCAACATTGTGCCAATTTGAATCCTGAATCAACATGAGCCTTGCGGAAATTAATTCCTTCCGTTTCTGCGTGGAACATATAAATACTTGCGCCATCTTCAGCATGTTCATACATTCGAGTATATGCTGCTAATAGGAACTGATAAAAACTGTCACTGTCCATGTTGTCATTTTGTATCGTTAATGCATCTTTTGTTTTGCCATGATATTTTACATTGTAGGGCGCGTCCGTAACAATCAACCTCGCCTTCTTGTCATCCATCAACGTTGCCATATCCTGCTCATCCGTACTGTCTCCGCATATTAACCGGTGCTTGCCGAGTAACCAAACGTCACCTTTTCGTGTTATCGGCTCATCCGGCAAATTGGCATTTACATCGAAATCATCTTCATCTGGCTCATCATCTTTATGGAACTCATCCAACAATTTCTCAGCTTCAGCAAAGTCAAAGCCGGTAAGCTCGATATTGTAATCAGAGTCCTTCAGTTCATCGAGCAGGGAGGAGAGGGCAGCAAAATCCCATTCACCTGTAATTTTGTTTAAGGCGATGTTCAAAGCCTTCTCTTGAGTCTTATCGATGTGGATCATGACACAATCAACTTCATCGTAACCGAGTACTTTTAACACCTTGGCACGTTGATGGCCTCCAATGATTGTGTAATCGTGATTGACGATGATGGGTTCAGCATATCCGAATTCATTGATGCTATTCTTGATCTTCTCAAACTCTGCATCTCCCGGCTGTAAATCCTTTCTCGGATTATATTCAGCATGTTTCAGTTTGTCGATTTTTAACTTTACAAATTCCAATGTATATTCTCCTCTCAAAATAGAAAAGGAACCCTAGCTATGGGCCAGAGTTCCAGTTTCGTGCTCGTTATAGTGCTTTAAAATTTCGGCAATTTGAACTGATTTTCAGCGAGCTCATATTCGATGCAAAAATAAAAATTTGAAGCTGTGTACTTGTGTCACGTGACACAAAACCAAAAGCAGCTTAGACTGTTGATGGAATACTATTCCTAATGTTCATCAATAAATCAGTTGTCGCAATAAGTCCTTGACGCACAATATTTTTATATTCATGTACGATGAATTCATATACTTTTTGGGAAATTTCATCCTTACTCTCGCAATCAACTCCTGCTATTTTGGCGAACTTTCCGTAATTTCTCGTTTCCTCAATGTAATAACAAAAATTTTCCACAATGTTGAAGTCGATTTCATCAATATTTTGTGGCCCTACTTCTATATATTGATCCTCTCCGTAATATGAAACAGCATTATAGAGCCTCTTCAATTCCGCTTTCTTGATTTCCTTCGCTAATCTAGCCTTGCCTTCTGCCATCCAAACGGTGAAATCTCGTTTACCTTCTAATGATTTCAAACGTCTATCACACAAATCGGCAAATTTGTTGTTAACCCGATACTTCCAATAAAGATAAAAATCTTCTTCCGTTAAATAAACTTTTTTGTTTGTCCAATTTCCATACTCAATTTGGTCGGAGGGAACTTCTATCCGCTGGCTCTCCATAATGCTCATAGCATGAACTTCAATTGAAGCATCCTGAATATCTGAACTTTCATTCGGTATTCTATGTCTAGGCTTCCCATTTTCATCATAGAAATTGTTCCATTTTTGCAATGTCTCATCGTTGGGACGTGTAAAGTATTCGTTTGTTTCTTGCTTCTCGGTGCCATTGATGCGAGTGCCAGAAAACTTATAAATTCTTGGATACATTGAAGCACTGTTCATTTCGCTTATTCGTTTTCTCACCGTTTCTTTAGATAAACCAGTTAATTTTGTCCATGTGCCATCTGAAATAACTCTTCCAGCTTCCCCGAAACAGTCAATGTAGCAGTATATATAGAATTTGGCTGAATCATTGAACAGATCAAATAGTTTATACTTGATCTGAACGAATCCTTCTTCAATTGGAAACGTAACATAAAGGGTAACATGATATTGGGTTTCATTTGTCACATCACAAATAATGAACCCTTTTTCTTTCAGTGAAACGAGAATATCTCTAACCGTCTCTTTGGATTTCCTTTTCCCGCCCTTCATGGTACAATTAAGCGTATCATTAACAAGAAAAATGTTTGTAACCGTCATCCATGTATCTGTAAATTGCAATCTGTTCCTAAATAAATGAGCATAGACAAATAATGCATCTGGTTGTATGTCTATTTCTTTATTGAAGGAACGATTAGGTATCATAATAAAATTCTCCATATACAACCCCTAGTATTCCACGTTTTAGTTTTCTTTTCCCTAGAGCAGTAAGATACCTACACCAACTCTTTCTCTGTAAGTAGTGTTTTCTCTGTTCTAGTGTCTTCTCTGTATCTTTTCTTCCTAATTTCGCGTAGTTCATGTGCATGACATTAGGATATGGCATACTAAACGGATGCATGGCTATCGCATATAATTAGTATAGGTGTCTCAAATTTATGCGTTGTTTGAACATTTGTTTAGACTATCCTAAAATGATCTGGATATATTGTCCGGTTTTAGTATATCTATATCGTCGCGATTACTTTAGTCGATTGTAGCATTCTGTTATATTCGATTAACGAATCCGACATTTTTTGCGAATGAGTAAACTGCCAGAATTGATCCTTGGTTCTAATGTGATAGCCGGTACAATTGTAATCGATACCTTTCATATGTTTTAACCATGTAGCAAGTCCTCTATCATAACAATAGAAGAAACTCGTATGGTCAGATGGCAGCGTATCTTTCATCCGTTAGCATCTCCTTTAGTCTTAATTTTATAAACACCCGCTACAGCATGTGCCACAAGAGCGCCGACGTTAGTCAGGCGCACAAAATGATCATCCATGTGTCACGTGACACAATTAGTTTTCTTCACGGTCAGCTTCGTCTAGTCTTGCGTTGATCTCCTCTTGGGAGATTTGGATAGCAAGTGCTGATTCTACCGTATCCAATGCAAGCTCATAACTGACATTATTTCCTGTATCCTTTTTAAAATTGACGATTAACATTTCAGCCAATTGATGATTTGTCATTCTGGGCTTATCTTCGCTTTCTTGGATGCGATGGCATTGTTCGATGAGTAATCGCATTCTTAATAAGGATTCGTAGCAAGGTGATGAGGAATTGGTGTATAAAAAGTCATTAAAATCCATACAACCCATTTCACACATGTACTCATCTGCCTCATAAAATTCTTTTATGGTTTGGGGAAGAAAGCTTGCATCCGAATGATTCGCATACATCCCATACATCAATGTAAAAAATTCTGTTCTGGTATCCTTATTCGTATTGATTTCTTCAATCAAGCTATGATAGACGTGTGCATCGTCTACAATTTGGAAGGTTCCATCTTCCTGTATCCGCTTGTTTCTTGCTGCATCTATCATCATGACAAATCTGTAATTGCTCGGATTTATCCACTCGATTGTCTCCTTGCTAAATGGATTTTCTTTGTAGCGAATGGAATCGTAAAATTTATCGATATCCCATTTTCGGAATTGTTTGTCATACGAATGTTTCAAGAGTTCCTTTTCAAATTCGGAAGCGAACTCAATGTCCTCCTCTGTCAGATTGTCGAATCTATTGCCGTATAGATGACAGAACATATCTATGGATAGACCTGTCTGAAAACGCTGTATGTTTCTATATAACGAAGCCGATCCGAATGTTAAAGATTGACGTATGGATGAAAATACGAGTGCATAGTGCCATTGCTCAACCCATTTTTTCACATCCGCTACCGTTATCGATTCTTTATCCCAAAAATGATGTGTGAATTTTTCCTGAAACAAGTCAAACAAATCCTGTGTGGCTGTGACTATGGTATATTTTTCAGTGCATATCCGCTCAAGGATCGTTCGGAGTCGGAGTAATTGCTTCGCATGCCCTTCCTTGATATATCCACGAATGATCATATTTTGAACGGATTCGGATAATTTTAATAGTCTCAATTTGCTGGTTACGTAGTCGCGGGGTTTGCTTATTTTCTTCGCTATTTCTTCGTGCGTCATTCCTAATTCCGAATATTTTAGAAATGCCTGAGCTTCCTCAATAGGGGTCATTTGTTCACGCTGAATATTTTCGATAACAGATAAATGAAAAGCATCTTCATCTGTTAAATTCTTTATCTTCACTTGTATCGTGTCAAATCCAGCAATTTGATTCGCACGATATCTGCGTTCGCCTTGAACAATTTCATATTTCGCCCCGTATGGCCTCACCAATATAGCTTCTTGCAACCCATCGTTTAGAATAGATTGGGCAAGTTCATTCAGTGATTCTTCATTAAAATGTTTGCGCGGCTGATTCGGATTGGGAATAACTTCACTCATGCGTAGCGTGGTAATCAATTTCATAACTCTCCCTTAGTTTTATTTTCAGATAAGTAAACACACCTGCTATTAATAGGTGTCACAAGAGCGCCGACGTTAGTCAGGCGCATTATATGACCATAGACATTATTCAACATTGACAACGGCCTTGAAACTCGATTTATTCACGGTATCAATTTGTACGAACTCTATCATGGCTCCATCGTAATCAAAGAAGGATAATTTCTCGACTTGGTTAATCACTTTGTCTCTCGGAATACAACATTTCGTTTCGTCGTTCTCATCAACAATATTCACGAAGCGATTGTCGACAATTTTGATCCTAAATGGTTTTCCCATCACGTTATCTGCAACGGACTGAGATTCTTCCCGTGAATTTTTCAACGTACTAAATCCCAGCGTATATTCTCTCAACGTTCGTCTTGTACTGCTTCCGTCCGGTAGGGTAGGGGTATTGCTTGTCTTTACAAGGGATTCCCGCTCGACCTCGTACCAAACAAAATATTGCCCCATTATTTCGAATAAGGGGTAAATTCCATCCGGCGCATCGAATTTGAAATGCAAATCATCGACAGAGGCGATGCCATCTCGGACGGTGAGTTCTTTACCTTCTACAGTCCGATTCGTCAGTCGGTGTACTCTCAGGACTTCCTTTTTCTTCACATTTTCACTCTGCTTTAAATTCTCCAGCAGCCCATCAACGAACAGCCATGCGAATCCATGCGTACCGTATCGGTGGTGAGCAATTTCCACCGCGACACTGGCGAGAACAGACGGGTAGGGGCATATCGCTTCACATTTGGCCTTGTATTCGGATTTTAACGTGGCATATTCATCGTTGATGGCTTTACGAGTTTCTTCGTCACGTTCCCACTTTTTCAATTCGTTAAATTGTTTCCGGCGATAATCGATGCGGCTCTTTTGCTTGTTATATTCTTTATAGAGCGGCTCGATCAAGTCCAGATATTTCAGAAATTTTGATTGGCTGATCTTGCTCAAGTCCTGCAACAGTTGCTTCGTACTTTCGATACCGAAGACAGATTGATCCAACCGACCGTTTTTCATTTGAAAGGTTTTGTTGATGTAGTTTTCCGCTTCCACGCAGAATCGGTTAAACGGTGACTTGGTTGAATATTGGTATTTATCCGCTGTTCCTCCATTTATGAAGCGGAAAAAATATGGCAGTTTGGATGCGAATCGGTCTAATACATATGGTATCTCGACCTCGCGGCCATTCTTAGTTGCATCTATAAGGGTCCCTTGGAGAAATTTGAGCACTGAATTCTCCAACACACGC